GGTTTGAAGTTCTGCTCGTGAATGGGCAAAAAAAAAGATAAAAAAATAGGGCCGTCCGTGGCCCTAGTTCGTGTATCCTTAGAAAAGGTCTCCGAGGTCAGACTCTTCACCTTCCCCAACTTGCGCTGCGGCGCGTTCGGCAGATATCTTAGCCATCTCCGCTTTGATATCCTTGCGCTTCTTCAGGGCCGTTTTAACATCCCCATCCATATCGGCCAGGGCCGTCATAACATCGGCCAGAACCTTGCCCGTGAGGTTTGCAATGGCCTGTGCCAACAACCCGCCAACACCTGCGCCGCGACGATTCCACTCACCTTTCATCAAGGCCTCGGCAACACCACTACACTCGGCATAGGCGAAGTCGATATTGCCCTTGGCGCTTGCGTATGAATCACCGAGTTTCTGGCTTAATCCATGAGCCAGCAATTCCAACCTGATTCCATCCGGCAATTCGTCCAGGTCAACATAAACCGACCGGCCATCTGTGAACGTAATTTCCACTGCGTCAGGTTTTCCTTCGACGCGTCCAACTAACTTACTCGCAATTGAGTTTCTCATTTCAAAGTCTCCCATCAATGTTAAAGAGCAGGTCGGGGAATGAACCCCCCAGCCGGGATGAATCCTTATCCATCCCTATTAAGAGTATAGACTATGCACCGGAAAATGCAAGGTCTAATCTGCATCGATGATAAATAAATCCACGTGGCTGCAGGAATATTCTCCCCATACAAAAACGCGAACCGACCCGCCATCCACCCCTGGCTGCAGGAATATTCTCCCCATACAAAAACGCGAACCGACCCGCCATCCACCCCTCGGGGGGGTGCCTCTCCGTCTCCAAAAGACCACACATCCGACCATACAAATCCTCGATTACTTTATGACAATAACATTATAGTTATCTACATAATTCTCTATTCATCACCACGGGGTTATTTTCTAAAAGTTAGGGCATTGCATGGGTTTGAATATATCGTCGCGCGTATGGGGGTTAGGATCGGTCTGCGGGGCGTTTCTGCGTCCCGGAAAGGTCATTTCCGAATTGGCCGGACCCATCATCCACGAATTATATTCCTACTATTGACAGCTCTTATAATCCTTATATATACTACCTTTGAGGACTTTTTATTAGAGTGTGGAGAACCTTTCCGATGGCCGAGACGCAATTAAAAACCATGAAGCCGAAGCATCAATTGCTGGCGCAGTATATGCTGGTGAACCCCGGCACGACGCAGGGAGAGCTGGCCGTGGAGTTCAGCATGACGCAATCGTGGGTGAGTATTATCGTGAACTCGCATGCGTTTGCGGAGTACATGGCGATGTTGAATGAGACGCTTTTGCAGGAGCAGGTGATTCCTTTGCGGGATAAGTTGCTGGGCGTGAGTCACCGGGCCGTGGAGAAACTGGGGGATTGTGTAGACAAGTCGAGTGATCCAAGGTTTATTCTCGATGCCGCGGATAAGACTTTGCACAGGCTCGGGTATGCGCCGAGGAGCGGAACGGACGGTGGGAATAATATTACGCACATTCAACAAAATGTCTTTATGGCGGACAAGGACTTGCTCGCGGAAGCCCGGAGCACGATGCTTCGCCAGGCGGAGGGCGGGAGCGAGCGTGAGAGTGAGAGTCATCTCCTTCCTGAAGGCACGTTTGTTAATAATGATGACATCCTCGAGAATACGAGCATCGTTGTGAGCAACATTGACGAAGATTCTCGCGCGCCAGGGCCGGCCCAAGGTGACAAGGAGCTTGATCTCGATGCATTCGCGATGTCCACCGCCGAAGCGGTTTAGGCCCGCCGGGACGATTCTCTGGGCCCGTCCGTCGCCGACCGCTCCGCCGTTTGCCCGCGGGAAGATGCGAAGGGTCGGAAGACGAGCACAAGGGATGAAATACGAAAAGCGCGGGCATGAGTATTTCCAGGGCCTTTACGGCGACTTTTACATTTCCAATCCCTGGTTCGTGTTCCAGGAGGAGGAGACCCCGGCGCCTCGTTGGTGCCAGCCCGATGCTTTATTATTCAACCCCGCGCAAGGAAAGATTCACATCCTTGAGTTTAAATATCAACATACGTCCGACGCCTGGTGGCAATTGCGGCAGTTGTATTTTCCCGTGATTCGTTCGCTTTTTCCCGCTCACCTCTGGGACATTGCTCTTTGCGAGGTGGTGAAATGGTACGATCCCGCAGTTACATTCCCGGAGAACATTGTCATGGCGAAGGAACCTAACATCGTGCTGGCCGGTCGGTTAGGTGTACACATCTGGAAGCCATAACTAATCTTGAACTAGGGTAGCTCCCGAAAAACTGCACTCCCAAGTAGTTTGTTCAAGATACTTCATTGGGATTTGTTATTGGGTAACAAAATGAAATTATATACAAAGTGTGGAACAGAGTTTTTAGTTGATGATGAAGATATGGTACTGCTGAAAAATTGTACCTTTATGGTAGAGGCAGGTTATATTCGAGTCTATCATCCTTATTATAAAATTTGGTGGTTACATCGACTTTTATGTCCTGGAAAGTATGTAGACCATCGAGATAGAAATAAAATGAACAACCAAAAAACTAATCTGCGGGCTTGTACTCAAAGGCAAAATCTGCAAAATATGCGTTCACGGGGTGGTACAAGTAAGTATAAGGGCGTTTCATGGAATACTGAAAAAGAAAAGTGGGTAGCGCAAATTCGAGATGATAAAGGAAAGAAGCGTTTTTTGGGGTATCACTTAACGGAAAATGCTGCTTATACTGCTTGGAAGGTCGCCGCAGAGTTATATCATAGAGAATTTTATTGTGAGGCACTGATATAATGGAAACCCTGACGGCCCCCGACCTCGCGTCCGTAAGAGCAGGGGAAGAACGAATGAAAGCCCGAGCACAGTCCCGGGGCGAGGAAATCGACCTTCGCGAGGCCGTCCAACTCGGCGCCGTGGATAGCATTTTTTACTCTCGTTTTTTCTTTCCAAATACGGTCAGGCAGAAAAGTCCGCCATTCCACAGGCTCATGTGGAGGAAGCTCGACAGTGCCCGGCGACTTGTTTCGTTTATGGTCTTTCGCGGTGGAGCGAAGACAACGCTTTTCCGTTTATATCTTTCAAAACGCGTTGCCTATGCTGTTTCACGCACTGTCCTCGTTGTCGGCAAAAGCCAAGATAATTCTCGGCGGACGATCGAATGGTTGATGAAGCAGGTGGAATACAACACCTTGTGGGCCAGCACGTTCCAACTCCGTAAAGGCAACAAATGGACGGGAGAGGAAATTGAAATCTATCACGGGACTGATGATATACCTATTCGCGTCATTGCCCTGGGCATTACTGGTTCTACTCGCGGCATTAACGTGGACGATTATCGCCCTGACCTTATACTTGTGGACGACCCGTGCGACGAGGAGAACACGGCGACTAAAACGCAGCGGGATAAGACGGAAGACTTGCTTTTAGGTTCGCTGAAGAATTCCCTTGCGCCGCGCAGTGAGGCGCCGATGGCGAAGATGGTCTTGCTGCAGACTTTGCTAGACAATGACGATGTTATCTCGAAGTGCGACAAGGATGCGGCCTGGGATTCGGTGCGGATTTCAATCTTTGACGAGGAAGGTAAGTCCTCGTGGCTCGAGCGTTGGACGACGGAAGAACTCCTCCTTGATAAGCAATCCTTCGTCGACCGTGGCAAGCTTCCGCTTTGGATGCGGGAGATGGAGTGCAAGACAATTACCGGCGAGCTTACGGCATTCCGGTCTGATCTTCTCCAACGCTGGGAGGTCCTGCCGCCGTTTGCCGAGATGGTAGTATTCATTGCCGTTGATCCTGTGCCGCCGCCGAGCGAACGTGAGATCAATGAAGGTTTGAAAGGTAAGGATTACGAAGCCTGGGCGGCCGTTGGTGTCTGGCATGATAATCGGACGAAGGAAAAGCGAGTCCTTGTGCTTGAAACTCGTACTATGCGCGGGCACGACCCAGATTGGTCTGTCAAGGTATTTTTTGAGATGCTTGACAGATGGCAGCCGTTTAAGGTAAAAGTAGAAAGTGTGGCGTATCAAAGGACGTTGAAGTGGTTGCTGGAGAAGGCGATGCTTCGGCGCGGGAAGTTCGTACAAATTGATGACCACATCCCGGAGCGGCGGAAGAAATCCTACAGAATAATCGACGCTATCGGGGCCGCGCTTGGTAACCGTGAACTGTACGTTCATTCATCGCAGCATACCTTGATCGAAGCTATTTCTGCCTATCCATTTGTCGAATTCGACGATGAGATTGAAGCGGTCTCCGTGGCCGTATCGGCGGCGATCGAGCACTCTGGCACGACGAATATGAGCGATATTTTGGAAGCCGAAAGAGATATTCCCGAACTGGAATTTGATGGAGCCTGCCCGTGAGTGAGTCGTTGAACATTGAACTTCGGGCGGAGGGCCCAAAACATAAGCGAGTCTTCGAGGCGCTTGAGGCTCGGCGGGTAATTGCTGAGGCGAAGATGGGCGATTTGGAGGACGACTTTCGCACGTCCGAAGAGCAATACCGGGCGTATATTCCCGAGACGGATGCGGATGCAGTGCGGAAAAGCAAGCGCGACTCCGACGGCCTGCCGCAATACACGACGATTCAGATTCCTTATTCCTATGCTGTTTTGCTTTCCGCACATACCTACTGGACAAGCGTATTCCTTGGGCGAAGTCCTGTTATGCAATTCACTGGTCGGCACGGCGAAAGTCAAATGAGTATTCAAGCCGTCGAAGCCTTAATGGATTATCAACTTCAAGTCGGGCAGCAGCTGGCAAAGAGTTATATCTGGATGCATGACGCGCCGAAGTACGGGATTGGGATTGAATGTTCGTATTGGGCAAATGAGAGTATTCAAACATCCAGAATTGTCGAAGTGCCGAGAAAGTTATTCGGCGTTGAAATTTCGGGCAAGACGAAAAAGCAGAAGCAAACCGTTACGGTGCCTGGATACGAAGGCACGAGAACATTCAATGTAAGTCCTTATAAATACCTCCCCGATCCCCGTGTTCCGCTGACAGATACCCAGGCGGGGGAATTCGTCGGGCGGAAGATCGAGCTTTCGTGGAACGACATTATACGCGGCAAAGACCAGGGCCGATATATCAATATTGAGGCCTTGCGTAAGCTCCGGGCTATTCGCTCTCTCCGTGAAGATAATAGCTCCGATGTGAACGAGAAGGTTGAGGGCGTGGCGAATGCGGATACCTCGGAAATCAAAGATGTCGGGATGTTGGCGGGATATGAGCTTTGCGTCGACCTGATTCCGCACGAGTGGAAATTGGGCAAGGCCGAAAGTCCTGAGAAGTGGGTCTTTACGGTTATTGAAGATATTATAATTGAGGCCCGGCCAACCGGTGACCTGCACGGAAAGTTTCCTTACCACGTCCTGCCATACGAAATCGACGGGCACAATTTCAGCAACCGAAGCATGATGATGATGCTCAAGCCGCTGAATGATACAATGACCTGGCTCGTGAATACACACTTTTTTAATGTTCGTGCATCGCTGAACAATCAATTCGTCGTTGACCCCTTTCGGCTCGTTATGAAAGATGTCCTTAAGGGTGGCGCAGGGAAAGTTTTGCGCTTAAAAGAATCAGCCTATGGCACGGACGTTCGTTCGGTCATTCAACAACTCCCAGTCGCCGATGTTACCTCGACGCATATGAAAGACACGCAGCTTGTCTCCGATATGATCCAGCGAGTCTCCGGCGTGACCGATAATATCATGGGCATGGTTAATGCGGGCGGGCGAAAAACGGCGACGGAGATTCGGACCTCATCCACCTTCGGAGCGAACCGATTGAAGACCCTTGCCGAATACTGGTCGGCCGTCGCCGTGGCCCCGCAGGCGCAGATGCATTTGCAAATGACGCAGCAGTATTATGACCTGGAGAAGCAATTCAAAATCGCTGGGCGGCTCATGGAGGATGCTGGAAGGTATATGGAAGTTACACCTGATCTCATCGCCGGCGAATTTGACTTCGTTCCGGTCGACGGCACTATGCCGATTGATCGTTACGCGCAGGCGAATCTTTGGAAAGAAATCTTGATGGGACTCTCCAAGATGCCGGAGATTGGCCAGCAATATCGAATGGGCGGGATTTTTGAATGGATGGCGCAGCTTGCGGGATTGAAGAATATAAAGCAATTCCGAGTCGAAGTCGTGCCGGATGGGCAGCTTGCGGGTCAAGCTCAACAAGGCAATGTAATACCGATGGGAGGTGGAAATGGCGGAAGTGGAGCAAGTGGAGCGGGAGGAACTGCTGGAAACCTTGATCGACCTACGGCACCGGGGCAGATTAGTGGGATGGGGCCAGCAGGATGAATGTTGACTACGAAAAAAGTTGGCTTGAACGGAAGATATCCATAGACCCTAAAACGGACTGTTGGAATTGGAAAGGAATGAGAAATATTAAGGGTTATGGAATTATTGACTGGGTAGTAAATGGTCGGCGGCAAACCATTCGTGCCCATCGTCGGAGTTTTCAAGTATATAAGGGTGAAATTCCTGGGGGATTGTTTGTAAGGCATACCTGCGATAATTCCTCTTGTATTAATCCTGACCATTTACTTACAGGAACTCACCAAGATAATATGGATGATATGGAAGTTCGAGGACGGAGGGCCGTTGGAATTAATTGCAATAACAGTAAATTAACAACTGAAGATGTAGTGCAAATCAGACAATTAGCTGGAACCAAAACGCAGGGTGAACTGGCTATTATGTTTAATGTTAACAGGAGAACTATCGGCAATGTTCAACGAAGAGTTACAAGAAACCTTACATGAGTTAAAAGGCTTATTGAATCATGCTGGTTGGAAACGTTTAACTGAGATTGCGGAAAAGCAGATTGACCTGCGGAAGGCGCAGGAACTTGCAATGGATGTGTATCTTGAAGATGACATTCGGGAGATACAAAAGATGAAGGAAGAGCGCCGGGCGATTCAAATGTTTATTAACTTACCAGAGTCGTTGATTGAAGACCTGGAATTGGAAAGAGAGGAACTTGATGATGTGGATGAAACTGACGAATAAGTATCAACAGGCCGAGCCGGCATTGTCTGGTGATGGTGGGGTTGAAACCGAAGTCCAACCTGTCGATGAAGAAATTGTCGATTCAGATCAATGGGGCGATATTGTAGAGGATGAGTTACCTGGTGAAGGTAACGATGAAACGCCAACGGCAGGTTTGGAGGAAGGAGCGGAAACAGCGGAAGCAGAAGCGGAAGATGTAACCCCGGATGCGGAGCCACAAGTACCAGCGGAAGCTGAGGAAACTGAGCCCGCGGCGGAAGTTACACCGGAAGTGGAGGCGGAAGTTGAAACCCCCCAACCAGAACCGACCCCAGAGGAGGAAACTCCCCAGCCGGAAACTGAAGAGGAGCTTGAACAGCCTGCGCCGGAAGTCTCGGCGGAAGAGCGACAAGCACTCTATAAAGCAGCTCACGAGGAACTGGTGAAAAAGTACCAGCTTTCGGAAGAAGATACTGAGCTGTATACGACTGAACCTGAAAGGATACTGCCGCAAATAGCTGCGGATATTCACTTACAAATATACAACGATGTAGTGAATTCCATTATGCAGTATATTCCCGGTGTGATTCAACAGCAGATGACGGTGCGGAAAACGGGCGAGGAGAGGGATAATGCTTTCTTCACACGCTGGCCGGAACTGAAGACCCACAAAGCTGACATTGGACGATTTGCCACGATCTGGCGGCAGATGAATCCAAAGGCGACCGTGGAAACTGCCGTGGAAGAAATTGGGAAGCATATGAGCATTGCGCTGGGGTTGCCGGTTGGCGGGGAGAAAGTTATTGATACTAACCTTCCGCCCGTAAAGTCGGCCCCGCACATTCCTGCAGGTCAGTCAAATGTAACCGACACGCCGCCCGCTAAGCCGAAAGGCCCAACGAATGAGTGGGCGGAATTTGCTGAAGATTTGGATGAGGATTAAATCATGGCTGTTGCAGGATTAAGAGGTACAGGTGATTGGGGTGACAGTGAGCGTCCCAAGAATTTCAGAGAGACTATTCTCTGGAGAGACCCGAACGGTAGCGCGCCACTGACGGCGTTGACTGCTAAGATGAAAAAGGAGGTGACCAACGATCCGGAGTTTAATTGGTGGGAGGAGGAGCTGAATGCTCTGCGGCTGCAGATTGCTGGCGGGCTGACCACTGGTGACACCACCTTCGTGATTGACCTGGGCGATGCGGAAGATTTAATTGCCGGGGATGTGTTGATGGTGGAGAAGGCCGCGGAAGCTGCGACTTACGACAACGAGCTTATTGTTGTCGCATCAATCACCAACACGACTACGTTTGTTGTTGTTCGGGCACAGGCAGATACCTCGGCAGATGATATTGCCGATGATATGTTCCTGACGAAGATTGGTAATGTATTTGCTGAGGGTACGGCCTCGCCAGATGCGTCCACGCGGAATCCGACAAAGTACCTGAACTATACGCAGATTTTCAAGACTGCGTACAGGATCACAGGGACGGCGGAAGAGACGTACACCCGTACGGGCGATCCAGTGAAGAACGATAAAAAGCGGAAGATGTTCGATCATTCTGCTTCGATGGAGTATGCGTTCATTTTTGGTAAGCCTTACGAAGCTACGGGCGCTAATGGTAAGCCGAAACGCTTTACCGGCGGGCTGATGCATTATCTATCAGCAGCATATTCTGCCGGTGCGACACACTGTCGTAAAATCTTCACCACCACCCCGACTGAAGATCAGCTGCTGGATGCGGTTTACAAAGTCTGGGATTATAATGCCGGTGGTGCGGGTAATGAGCGTATCGTTCTTGCGGGTAATGCGGCGCTGAATACGTTGAATAAGATCGCGAGGGATTCATCTTCCACGCGCATCAACTTTGACGGGACGGTCAAGGCGTATGGCATGGAGCTGCAGAAATGGGTTTTGCCACAAGGTACGTTGTACATTCGTACGCATCCGCTGTTTAATACTCACGGGTATTACACAAAGGGTATGTTGATTATCAATCCTGCAGGTATGGTGTATCGTCCGATGAAGGGCAGGGATACTCGTATGCAGGATAACATTCAAGCGAATGATGCCGATGAGCGGAAGGGGCAGTACTTTGGTGAGTGCGGTGTGGAATTCCAGCACCTGAAAACCATGGCGTATCTGGGTAACTTCTACAAAGCGTAAATCGCGGTAGCAGCGACTTGGTCGGGGGGAAAGAATACCTCCCGGCCTTTTTGGAGGATTATGAAATGTCAGAAACAATAACATTTGATGGGAAGCAAGGTGACAATTTCCAGCAAATTTGCGATCAAAACGGGGTTAAGATACTGGGCGATCAAGGGGCGGCAGTGGCTGATGCTGCTGGTGCAACGGTTGCTGCCTTAACACAAGGTTCCGCTGCGGTCGTGGTGGACTCGACAACGGTGGATGCTAGTGGAGGTGGGTCGAGTCAAACTACTAATTGTACGTTGATTCCAGCCAATAGTCTTTTATTGGCCGTGTATGCGGAAGTGGTTACGGCCTTTGATGGTGATACTACTACGACCCTTGAAGTTGGCGTTTCTGGGAATGCGGATAACTACATCGACACCTCAGATTTCGACCCGAGTGCCGCCGCTGGTACGAATATGTGCAACGATGGGGGTACGAATAACGACCAAAAAGATCCTGAATGGATTGATGCGGCATTGCAGTTGGAGGCAGCCTGGACAAATACAGCAAATATGACTGCTGGTGATGTTACCGTAACGGTTGTGTATATCCCACTGACGAGTGTTGATCTTGATACTCAGTTCGATGCAGTAATTGCAGATGTGGCTGATATTCGGACGCAGTTGAATGCGTTGATTGCGCGGCTTGAGGCTCATGGTGTGATTGCATCATAAAGAATGATTCCTCCTTGGAATATGCTGGGGAGGAATTTTTTAGGATTTTATATGTTCAGAATCGTGAATAAATGTAATGCACCTTGGCGGCAAGGGACTTGGTTCGACTGTGCTGATGGGTACTGTCAGATGATTCATCCACATACGGATCAGGGCGGGCGAGTAGCATCACATCATACTGAGGGTTTAATGCTTCCGGAAAAGCAAGTTATTCCCTGGACGGTTGGCCTCGTGAAGCAAGGTCTGGACATGGGCGGGATTCGGAAAGGATAGAGGATAGAGGATAGAGGATACTCAATGGAAAAAGAAATTCGCATCGGAGTTTGTATTCCGTCAACTGGTGAGTGGGTCGATGATTTCGGTCGGTCACTTGCTTTAGTGTTTTCATATTTCGCGCAGCATCGGGTCGGGAAGTGTCGGGCGCAGAGGCTTTCATTGTTAACGTCGGCGGGAAGTATGCTTGTATTTCTCCGGCATAAACTTACTGCCAGTGCGATTAAGGCGAATTGTACGCATGTTTTATTCTTGGATTCTGATATGGCTTTTCCGATGGATTTGCTGAATAAGATGTTGGAGCAGGATAAGGATGTGCTTGCGCTGAACTGTACCACCCGGCATAAACCGATTCAGTTTACGGCATTTGACCTGGATGAGAAGAGGCTTGATTCCAGGAAGAAGCATGGAACGCAAAAGATATCTCACGGTGGCCTTGCCGTGATGCTTATCCGGACGAGTGTTTTGAAACAACTCACGCCGCCGCTGTTTATGATGGAGTGGATTGCTGAGGCGCAGGCGTATTGTGGAGAAGATGTTTATTTCTGCATGAAGTTGCAGGAGAAAGGCATTGATATATATACTGACCATGATTTATCCAGGATGATAAAACACGTCGGTCGGAAGGTTTTTTCACACGAGGCTATTCAGGATGACGAGCAATGAACTGGGACTTTTTTACGGCGAATGAATTAACCTGTAATTGTGGTTGCGGGGAGGAATTAATGAAAGGTCCCTTTATGCAGAAAGTTATTGGAATTCGTCGCTTTGCTCCGTTTAAGTTTTTGGTGTTTTCGGCGTATCGCTGTCCAACGTATAATGATACGGTAAGCTCGACTGGAATTGCTGGGCCACATACAACGGGCAGGGCGATTGATATCACAGTGGGGAATTCCTGGCAACGTAATTGGCTTGTAGCGCAGGCTATAAAAGCTGGCTTTAATCGAATCGGCGTTGGGCGGAACTTCATTCATCTGGATGATTTAACAATAAGTGACGGCTTTCCTGAAGATGTTATGTGGCATTATTATGGAAAAGGCTGATGATAATTTTTAGGGAAATAATAAAATGGCCGATGAAAAACCAATACCATCTAGCCTTGTGCTTGCTTTTATTGCTTTTCTTGGGGGAGGTACTGTTGATCTCACTGGCCGGCTCCTAGTACCACAAAGGCCTGACCCCTGGACTGGGACACAGGCGAAATCGGCTCATGAGTTGCTGCAGAAAGATATTGATTTCTGTAAGGCTGAGTTGGATGAAGGGAGGTCTCGGGAGCACGATACGATACAAAGTTTGAAATATCGAGTTACAACGATTGAAAGACAATTGAGGGAGTGATTAATGGCCGAAATCCTAATCAAAGCAAAAGACTACACGCATCCTGATCCGATAAAGGATCGTATTGGCAGTTATAAGATTGGCATGATTGTAATGGTGACAGCAGATGGCTATGGCTGGGGACCAAGAGAATCTAAACAAGTATGGCTGGCTCAAGGTGGAGCAGAAGTAGATTGGCCTGGGAAGTTTGTCATCGTAAGAATCCCCGGTGTTGCTGTCTCTACTGTTTTAGAGATTATGGCAGAGCAATTTGAGGATGATAATAATATTCCTCAAGTAGATGAGGAGGGTGACCCTACAGTTTATCGTCGTCGTCGTTGGCGTATTTTAGTGTCATCAATTCCCGCTAGTATCAAGAACACATTACTAGCAGATGGAGAGGTGACAGTTACAAAAGCAAAGATTCGTAACTATATACGCCGAATCCGTGATAATTTTCAGTTTGAAGGTCTGTAGTGACTACTGAGTCAAAACTTGCTGTCCGTACAACTGCTGCCTGGGTTGCTGATCAAACAGCAATGGAAGCGTTGTACGGCGTAGGTGGTTATTATACTACACCGCAGTTATGGGAGGCAGGAGAACAAGACGATATAACATCTGCTACTGGTACTGATGAAATAGCTATTGTTGAAATATACGATGATCAGGATTGGTCTGGACAACTTCTTATAGATGGTTGGACAACTGCTGCGGGGCAGTACATTATTGTACGAGCGGCTCCAGGAGAAGAGTGTACAGCAGATTGGGCAGATGGTGGTGCTCATCTTACATATAATGATAAAGCAACTATCTCACCACGTGAGGGTTACATACGAGTTGAAGGTTTGCGTGTTACTGCAACCTATAATGGTATTCGTGCATATCAATCGGGTACAGCTGTTCACTACATTGTTAACTGTCATATTAGAACTACGGCTGGTGCTGGAAATATTAAACCTTATGAGGATGATGCAACTGTTTATGCGTATGGATGTATAGGTGAGCAGACGGGCGGTACACTTAACGAAATATTTGAAGCAGATAGAGGTCTTTTATATACAAAAAACTGTATTGCAATAGGTGGTAATTTTGGGTTTAGAGACTGCTCAGACCCAACCAACTGTATAAGTTATGGATCTTCTGATAGATCTTTTTATGGGGTTGATGGAACTATTAGTTATTGTGCATCGGATGACAGTTATGCTACTGGAACAGGTTCGATAACAGGGATTGGTTCAGATGAGTTTGCAGATTATGCAAGTGGCGATTTTCATCTGGATTCTGCTTCTCAGTTGATAGGCGCAGGTACAAATCTTTATTCCTCTCCTTATGATTCCAGCGGATTTCAATATGACATAGATGGCGATGAGTGGCCTTCTTCTGGCGATTGGGATATCGGAGCTGATTATTATGTAGAAGGGGCGGCCCCTGGCGGTATTACCGGTACTGGGGCACTGGCGGCACAATCCTCAATAATTTCAGCTTCCGGTACTATTGGACGGAGTGGAACCGGAGCTTTAGCGGCAGCAGCGGCAGAAATTTCCGCCTCAGGCACCCTTGGTCGAACCGGCACAGGTGCACTTGAAGCTGCTACTGCAGCACTTGCCGGCTCAGGCAAAGTTGGGCATCCCGGTACAGGTAGTCTTGAAGCGGGTGCGGCAGAAATTTCAGGCACCGGAACTGTTACAAGCGGCATTACCGGTACAGGTGGGTTAGCCGCTCAGGCTGCTGAAATTTCCGGCACCGGTACAATTGGGCGTTCCGGTACGGGAGCACTAGAAGCTCAGGCATCAAGCCTTTCCGCAGCAGGTATAATTGGCCGAATCGGAACCGGCGTTCTTGAGGCGCAGCCCTCAGAAATCTCTGGCACCGGTACAGTTGTTTCACCGGGGGTGATTACTGGATCGGGTGTATTAGAGGTTCAACCTTCAGAGATTTCCGGCACGGGCATTGTTGGCCGAATTGGGTCTGGCGTTCTTGAAGCTCAAGCAGCGGCGCTTTCAGGAACTGGCGTTATTGGCCGAAGCGGAACAGGTGTTTTACAAGCCCAGGCAGCTGCCATTTCCGGTACGGGCACAATTTATGCTCCAGGAGCAATCACAGGAACCGGTGCCTTGGTGTGCGGAGCTTGTGCAATTTCAGGCATAGGTACGAAATCGGGGTGGAGTCCAGAAACCCCTAAATCAAATTCTTGGACACCAGAATCGGGAGCAACAAATTCATGGGTATAGGCACGAACTCAGTCAGAGCCGGAGCAGCTGGCTTTAAAGCATATTTAATAATTCGAGATAAATATGGGCGAATTGTTGTCGATGAAAGTGTTTTTCACGACCCAAAGGCACTCGAAAAACTTAGACAAGAGGTAATTAAAAATGTCCGTAACACATCCAACAGCGACACGTAATGCACTTGCTGATTTTATAGTAGATCAGCTTGATAATGGTACAATTGAAATTCAAACCTCAGGTGATGCTGAAGTTGCAACCTTGACGTTTGGTGCGACAGCCTTTGGTGCGGCCTCTTCGGGCATCGCCACCGCCGAATCTATTACCGGAGACTCTGACGCCACGGGCGGTACTGCAGCAAAGGCTGAACTTAAAGATGGTGCCACTGCAATTGTACTTTGTTCGGTTGGCACCTCGGGCGAAGATATCAATCTGAGTTCTGTTACTATTGCCGCAGATGATACCGTTGATATTTCTGCGTTGACTTATACGGCTCCCGTTTAAGGGCATGTTTTTATGATGATTATCCTTTTGTTATCATCGTAATCTATTAAGGTTTATTATGAACACATGGACTGGCAGGGTAGTTATCAGCAACGAACCCGGAGGTAATAGGGATGATTGGTACGTTGAGGAGAGGCTATGCTATTTTGATAAAGAATCGAATTGGGCGATTACTGTACTTCCCGGAGCACGAACGGACGGGGCGAGTATTCCAAGATTCTTTTGGCGAATTGTAGGTGGGCCGTTTTCGGGGCGATATATTGCTGCTGCACTTATTCATGATCAGCTTTATAAAGCCCAAGGTTCTGGGCTTATGCATCGAAAGGAAGTAGATAATATTTTCAAGCGTGCGATGTTATCTTGTGGTGTGTCCCAGTGGAAAGCTAAGGTGATGTATCGGGCGGTGCGGATGGGAGGTAATTGGCCAATAAAGGCATGGGAGGAACTTCAGCATCAGCAAGCATTTCTCCAGATTGAGTCTGTAGAGGATTATGATGGATAGAGATACGGCAGTAGCAACGATTGCGAGAAGGTTGGGGAATCGAACAGATTTAACAAGGCTCGGGATTGTTGATGAAATGCAGCTCGCGCAGACAAGGCTGGAAAATGAGATTCTGGAAATTCCTTGGTTTTTATTGTCGGAGGTTTCGCAAGCGACAACGACTGTGGATGAGGAACGGCTTGAGATTCCAAGCGATTTTTTGAAGGAGCATGAGGAAGGGACTTTATTTTTATACGATTCCTCGCTTGATGATCCCTGGGTGGGGTTGGAAAAACATGACTGGGATGACATTGTTGCGAAATACACGACAACAGGTCAGCCTAAAGTTTATGCTCTTGTTGGGAAATACTTTCGGCTTGGGCCGGTTCCTGATGCCGCGTATGAAATGAAGATGATTTATTTCAAACACGATACAGTACTTTCGACAAATATTGAAAACCTTTGGCTTGAGCATGTACCGGAACTTTTAATTGCCGAGACCGGGAAAATTATTGCAGAGAATATTGTAAATGATAAAGCATATGCAAGATTTTCCAACGACCGGACGACTGCAATGACGGCGCTGATGAAAACGAATGTTGCCAGACAAATGGCTAATAGAGAATATTACATGGGCGGGGGTGAGTAATGGGCCTGGAATCTGGAACATATCTGGACGATTTGGATGTGAACAATCCGCTTGGGACGGACGAACGAACCACGGCTGATAATCATTTACGGTTGATTAAGGAGGTGTTGAAGAATACATTTCCGAATGTTGATGGGGCGGTTAATCCAACCCCCGCTCAATTGAACTTCCTTGTCGGCGTGACGAGTTTGATTCAGGAACAGTTGGATGCGAAACAAGCAACGATTACAGGCTCGGCAACGACAATTGATACGGAAGATTTGACGGCCAACAGAGCGGTCATTTCAAACGGGAGTCAGAAGATTGCAGTGTCTGATGTTACGGATACGGAGCTTGGATATCTGGATGGTGTTACTGGTGCAATACAAACTCAATTCGGTACTAAAGGCGATAAAGATACCGCGCAGGCATGGACAAAAGGGCAGAGAGGGGAGATCACAGCATTGTCCGATGGGGCGACTATTACCCCAGACATGGACGATTCGAATAATTTCTCCGTAACGTTGGGTGGGGATCGAACCCTGGCGAATCCGAGTAATCTTACTGCCGGCCAAAGCGGGTGTATTTTTATTACCCAGGATGGAACAGGGACAAGAACTTTAGGCTACGGTACGTATTGGGATTTTGCGGGGGGAACCGATCCAGTATTAACCACAACTGCCGCCGCTGTTGATGTTTTGTCCTATGTGGTTCGTTCGTATTGAGTCTGCCTCCTATAATAATTATTACAAAGATGATGTACTGCGTACGGTTTATCCTTTTACGAGCGTTGACATTGGTGTAGCAGCGGGCAACCGTACTGTTGTAATAGCCGTCGGTGGGGGACATTACGGCAGTGGCGATGAGATTGCTTCGGTAGAAATAAATGGCATTCAAGCCACTCTTGCGGTTAGAGAGATCAGTACCTGGGCACAGACAGAAATCTGGTATGCCAAAGTTTCGACGGGGACAAGTGTAGATGTTACTGTAACTTTTGGCGGAAGCACGAATCGCTGTGGCATTGGTTCATTCTCTATTTATGGAGGTACAGGGGTTCCGTACGAAACTGGTGGTGATGGTAATGATCCTTGCTCGTTCTCACTGAATGTAAGCAAAGCAAATTCAGTGATTATTGCTGTAGCAGAGGCTCAAGGTTCAGACAACAACCATGTGGATTGGACAGGGGTGACAGAGGATTATGATGAGTATGAAGATTCTGATTGTACGCACTCAGGGGCGCATAAGTTCCCGCAAGACGTAGATGCTTCATATTCAATAATTGCTGATTTTGATTCAGCCTCCAATTACCAAGCAGCTTGTGCTGCGGTCTGGAGTTAAATAAGGAATTAATATGGCTATTGAAGATAAATTAGCGATACGGATAAGTTACAATTAACGGAAGCATTGCAGAAAGGACAGGCAAAGAAAGCTGGGATTATATTACAGCGATTAATTAATGCCTATGTTAAGAGTTTGGCAAGAGCAGAAGCTGATTCCATGATGGTTGACGGTTCATTGGATCGAACTGAGTTGGATAAGTTGGGCTTATAATGACAATTATACGTATGCGAGATGTTGGGAAGTTTGGTGTTATTACTGACATTGATGCGGCAATGCTTCCCCCAGAGGCTTGGTCTTCCGGCCAGAATATTCGCTTTATTGCGAAACAAGCTGAACGGACAAGGGGTTGCATTGATTCGTATAATACTCCAAACGTCGATCCGTTTTTTGTTATGTCTTGGGAATATAGCGACGTTCCTTTTTGGGTTTATGCGAGCGCAACAAAGGTTAGGCGAACGGATGGGACGACTGATATTGATATCACTCGAACCTCTGGCGGAGATTATGCGGCTGGTGCATTACCTTTATGGAACGGTGGGGTTATCGGCGGAGTGCCGGTGCTTAACAATGGGGTTGACGAGCCACTTCAAAGTTAGTTGATCTTCCGAACTGGCCGGCAAGTACGACAGCGAAGGTTGTGCGGGTTTTTAAACAATACCTTGTTGCGCTTGATGTTACAGTCAGTGGCACGAACTATTTAACGATGGTAAAGTGGAGTCATCCGGCAGCCCCAGGGGCAGTGCCAACATCCTGGGACGAAACGGATGATACAAAGGATGCCGGAGAGTATTCGCTATCCGAAACCCAAGGGAGAGCCATCGACGCACTTCCGCTTGGTGATGTTAATGTAATATACAAAACAGATTCGATCTGGATGATGCGGCACATCGGCGGGAAGTTTATATT